GAACAAGCGCGCTGAAATGTGGCTTGCTGCGCGTGACTGGCTCAAGGCCGGTGGTGCATTGCCGCCGGAGCAAAAATTGGTGGACGAACTGACATCTCCGCAAACCGTGCCGCGTCTGGACGGCAAGCTACAGCTTGAATCCAAAGATGACATGAAAAAACGCGGGCTGCCAAGTCCGAACCGCGCCGATGCATTATGCCTGTCCTTTGCTTATCCGGTAGCGACCCGTGTGCAGCGAGCCATACGGCCACGGTTTGCACGCATGGATTGAAAAAACGCACAACTCTGCGGTTTTTCCCTGTCATGCTGGCGGGCAGTGTAATTAGCCATACGAGGTATAGCAATGGGTGGAATATTCTCCAAGCCAAAAGCACCGGCAATACCACCGCCACCGCCACCGCCACCGCCACCGCCACCGCCGCCTGCAGCACCAGATGCCGTAATTGCAAGCGATGCAGAAACTAATCGATTGCGCAAGAAAAGAGGAGCCGCCAGCACGATATTGGCGGGTGAATCGTCTAGCCCTTCGGGATCGGTTGCCACCAAAACATTGCTTGGCTCATAAGCAGGCACACGATGCGTAACGAAGACGTCGATTTGGTGAACAATATTGTCACGGAACACGTGGCAATGAAAAAGGCGCGCCAGTCTTTTGAATCGCAGTGGGATGAGGTCATCGAGCTTGCCTTGCCGCGCTATCGAAAGTTTGCCCGGGCAGCGGATCAGAATCCCGGCCAGAAACGCACACAAGAGATGTTCGACGCTACGCCGATGCTGGCATTGCGGCATTTTGCCGCTGCCATGGATTCCATGATCACGCCGCGAACCCAAAAATGGCATAAGTTGACCGTGGCCGATGAGGATTTGCGCGAAGTACCCGCCGTCAAGGCGTACCTGGAAGCGGTGACGGACATTCTTTTCACCCATCGTTACCAGTGGCGGGCAAACTTTGCCGCGCAGTGTGGTGAAACCTACTTCGGACATGGCGCGTTTGGTGCGGGCGCGCTGATGATCGATGACATATTGGGGCGCGGCATCCGCTACCGTAATGTGCGCTTGAATCGTCTGTGGTTTGCCGAAGACGCCTATGGTGTAGTGGACAAGGCTCATGTGACATGGACGTTAACGGCGCGCCAGTGTGCGCAGAAATGGGGGGTTAATCATCTTCCCCTGCCGATTCGTAATGCGATAGAGAACAACAGTCTTGAGCGTCCATTTGAATTTTTGCATGCGATCCGTCCACGATTGCAGCGCGAAGCGGGCAAGCTGGATAACCTGAATATGCCGGTACAGTCAGTGTGGATTGCCTTGGATGCGGGGAACGAGATTGTCGAGCATAGCGGTTATCGCACGTTTCCTATCGCCATAGGCAGATTTTATGCGGCGGACGATTCGGCTTATGGGTATTCCCCCGGCATGGAAGCGCTGGCCGATGTGCGCATGTTGCAAAAAATTGAACAAACCAATATTCGCGGCGCGCAAAAGGCGGTTGATCCGCCGTTGCTGTTGGCGGATGACGGTATCCTGGACGCCTTTGATTTGCGCAGTGGTTCGATCAACTACGGGTATTTGGGCGCAAACGGTGAGCCGATGGTACGTCCCCTGGATATGGGGAAGAACGTAACTTTGGGCGTCGATTATGCGAACCAGAAACGCGAGGCGGTCAATCTGGCGTTTTATGTCACGCTCTTTCAGATTCTGGTGGATAACAATCAGATGACGGCCACGGAGGTCTTGCAGCGTGCGCAGGAAAAAGGCGTACTGCTCGGTCCGACCATGGGGCGTGTGCAGTCTGAACAATTAGGCGCGCTCATTACGCGCGAGATCGACATTTTGGCGCATGCCGGAATTTTGCCTGATCCGCCACCCGAACTGCTCGAAGCGGGCGAGGATCTGCAAATCGAGTATGACAGTCCATTGAATCAGGCCATGAAGGCCGAAGACGGGGCGAATGTATTACGGTGGGTAGAGGCGTGCGCGCCTTTTATCCAGGCAGACCCGGGCGCAGCGCAGGTCATGAATACCCAGAATATTGTGCGCGGTCTGGCCGATACCTTTGGAATCAAGCAAGACTATGTGCGTAGCCCGGAGGAAATGGCGCTGCTTGAGCAGCAGCAAGCAGACATGGCGCAGGCACAGCAATTGCTGGCCGCTGCGCCTGTTGCCGCCGGTGCTGCCAAGGATTTGTCACAGGCAGCGATGAACGTAGGAGCTGCGCAGATATGAAAATGACTACCCGTACCCGGCTGTGGTTGCACCGTCGTTCAATGTATCGCGCGGTGTTTTTGGATGCAAACGGCGCTGTGAGCGAGCATGGCGAGGCGGTTTTATTCGATCTTGCCAAGTTTTGTCATGCCTTAAAACCTAGCGTCAGACGTTCATATGCAACAGGATTGGTGGATGCACACGCCACGATGGTAGCCGAAGGCAGGCGCGAGGTATTTAACCGCATTGCGCAGTGCCTGCGTTTGTCTGAATCACAAATTTATGCCCTTTTGGAGAATGAATATGGAAGACCTGAATCCTGAAAATCCTGTTCCTGTTATCCCGGATCAGCCGGTAGAACAAAAACAGCAATCCGCAGCCCCGGCTTGGCACGAAAGCATTGCGGATGAGGGTCTGAAAGCCTTTATTGCGGGCAAAGGTTTTAAGGATGCTGGTGAAGCGGCCAAAGCCTTGCAGGAACTGGAAGGCAAGACGCAGCTTCCCGAGTCGGCGGATGCTTACAAGCTACCCGTGCCGGACGGTCATGATCCTGCGTTTGCCGCACAGGCGGCCAGGTGGATGCACCAGGCGGGGATTCCTGTGGCACAGGCGCAAGCCTTGGCGCAGCAGTGGAATCAGTATCATCTTGCATTACAGGAGCAGATCGAGCAGTCCCGCATTCAGCAGGACGAAGCGGATATTGCCGCGCTCAAAAAGCAATGGGGCAATCAGTACGATGCCAACGTGGAGCTTGGACGGCGTGCCGTGCGCAGTTTTGGTGTAGAGGAAAATACGCTGGATCGCATTTCCGAGGCATTGGGTACTGCCGAAACAATACGGCTATTTCAGCGCATCGGTAGCCACTTGGGCGAGGGATCACTGACTGCACAGGCCAGCGACGCACCTGTGCAGGACGGGGAAAAAACCTTGACGGACTTAATGTTTCCCAGCATGAAGCGGTAGAAAAACAGCTTGGCGAAGATCGCACCTACACCTTTAACGCCAGATCTGAAAAAAACGCACAACTCTGCGGTTTTATTGGTGCAGCATAGGGGCTGATTGTTTCGCATGACGCCTAAAGGAGCTATGCCATGCCCACTCTTTCTGTCCAAAACCCCACCATGGGTGATGTTGCCAAGCGGTTCGATCCGAGCGGCAAGATTGCCGCCATTGTCGAGCTGCTTAGCCAAAGCAATCCGATTATCGAAGACATGACTTTGGTTGAGGGCAACCTGCCCACGGGACACCGCACGACGATTCGTGTCGGGTATCCCGAACCGACTTGGCGCAAAGCTTATCAAGGTGTCCAACCTACTAAATCCGAAACGGCGCAGGTCGATGAGAACTGCGGCCTGATGGAGGCTTACGCGGAAGTGGACAAGATCGTGGCCGATCTGAACGGCAACACGGCGGCATTTCGCATGACCGAAGAGCGCGCCCACATCGAGGGCATGAACCAGGAAATGGCGCGCACCCTGATTTATGGCAACGAAGGAACCGATCCAGCCAAATTCACCGGCTTGGCGGCGCGCTACAACCAGTTGTCTGTTCCGAGCGGCGAGAACGTGATCGATGCCGGAGGTACAGGGGCGGATAACACCTCCATATACTTGGTGGTGTGGGGGCCGAATACGGTGCACGCCATTTATCCGAAAGGACAAAAATCCGGTCTGGAACATGAAGACAAGGGACACGTCACCATTGAGAACGTGGACGGCAAGGGCGGACGCATGGAGGCGTATCGCTCACATTACAGATGGCATATGGGTTTATGCGTGCGGGATTGGCGCTATGCAGTGCGCATCGCCAATATCGACGTGGCAGCCTTGAGCAATCCGGCCACGGCCAAGGACGCCGGTATGGCGCTGATCCGGCACATGATCGTCGCCAGCGAACACATCCCCAATTTTGGCATGGGACGTCCGGTCTGGTACGTGAACCGCACGATCCGTGAATCACTGCGACTGGGGATTCTGGATCGCACGGCCAATAACCTGAATTGGGAAAGCGTAGCGGGTAAGCGTGTCATGGTGTTTGACGATATTCCTGTTCGTCGTACCGATGCAATTTTGAACACCGAAGCCCAAGTGGTTTAAGGAGCATAGATCATGATTATTGATTCCAGACTGGAATTTTCTGACAGGCAAGTCGCTACGGGTAACAATACGCCGTCCGAGAACGTGGTAGACGTGGGCAGCAACAAGCGCGATATCGGACCGGGTCAACCCCTATATGTTGTGGTACAGCTTGGCGCGGATGCGGCCAGCGACATTACCGTGACGATCCAGACAGCCAATGATGATGGTTTCAGTACGCCAACAAACATCGGTTCGGTCTTGATTGCAGCCGGATCGCTGGCGGGTACGCGGGCAGTGATTGGTTTTCCGTATGCAAACCGGCGTTACCTGCGACTGCACTATAGCGCTGCGGGTACGTTTAATGCGTGGCTTACCAGTGAAACGCCCACATCGTGGCAAGCCTATCCGGCGCAAGTGTAGGGGTTCGCCATGAAAGTGCGAGCAACACGTCACGGTTTTTATGGGGCGGCGTTCCATGCTCCCGGAGATGTTTTCGATGTTTCCGACGGTGTGCACGGCAGTTGGTTTGTGCCACTGGAACGTGCGCGCGAACTTGAGCAACCCGATGCGGTGCAGACTGTGGGAGAGACGGACTTGGGAAAGC